GTGCGGGCAGCATGGGGGCAGGCGAACGATCAGATGAATGGTGAGGTCACAGGTGGGACCGATCCGCCGGCAGATTTGCTGGCGGAAACGGAGGAGTTGTATCGCGCGGTTGCGGGGGAGTTGGCCGTGGTGATGCGGGGGCTGCGTCAGGGCGAAAAGGCCGATGTGAAGGCGGCTGTGCAGTCAGTCAAAGATCTGCGCGCAGCGTTGCAGATGGTGATGGAGGAACGGGGTCGTGTCGAAAAATTGCGCAAGCAAGTGGCCGCAGCCGTGCCAGCAAACGGGCTTGACCTTGCGGCGGCCCGAGATGAGATCGGGCGCCGCTTGGCTTGCCTGCGCGACGCCGCGCGACGTTGATGCGTTTTTGGGCGGGCTGGGCGAAAACGCACTTTTGGCGCTGCCGTGGCTGTTTGAGTTTTGGGCGCTGCCGCATCAACTGCCGCCAGTGGGCAGCTGGAAAAGCTGGGTGATCATGGGCGGACGAGGTGCGGGCAAGACCCGTGCCGGGGCGGAATGGGTGCGTGCGCAGGTGGAAGGCGCGGGGCCGAAGGATGCCGGGCAGGCGCGGCGTGTGGCGCTCGTTGGGGAGACCTTTGATCAAGTCCGCGAGGTGATGATCTTTGGCGAGAGCGGGATCTTGGCCTGTTCGCCGCCCGACCGCCGCCCGGTGTGGGAGGCCACGCGGCGGCGTTTGGTGTGGGAAAATGGTGCGACCGCGCAGGCCTTTTCGGCGCAAGAGCCAGAGGCGTTGCGCGGGCCGCAATTTGATGCCGCTTGGGTGGATGAACTCGCCAAATGGAAGAAGGCCGAAGAGGTTTGGGACATGCTGCAATTTGCGCTGCGGCTGGGGGCGCATCCGCAGCAAGTAATCACCACGACGCCGCGCAACTTGGGGGTGCTGAGGGCGATTTTGGAGAACCCCTCGACCGTGGTGACCCATGCGCCGACCGAGGCGAACCGGGCCTATTTGGCGCAAAGCTTCTTGGACGAGGTGCAGGCGCGTTATGCGGGCACGCGGCTGGGGCGGCAGGAGTTAGAGGGCGTGTTGCTGGACGATGTCGAGGGCGCGCTTTGGACCACGGCCATGCTGGAGGCGGCGCGGGTTGCGCGGGTGCCGGAATTGGACCGCGTTGTTGTGGCGCTGGACCCGGCGGTGACGGGCGGTGCGAGCGCGGATGAATGCGGGATTGTGGTGGCGGGCGCGGTGACGCGCGGTCCGGTCTCTGACTGGCGGGCCTATGTTTTGGAGGATGCGAGCGTGCGCGGGCGGCCCACGGATTGGGCACGCGCGGCGATTGCGGCGATGGAGCGTTGGGGCGCTGAAAAGCTGGTGGCCGAGGTCAACCAAGGCGGTGATCTGATTGAAAGCGTGCTCCGCCAAATCGACCCTTTGGTGCCGTTCAAAGCGTTGCGCGCGGCGCGGGGCAAGGCGGCGCGGGCGGAGCCTGTCGCGGCGCTTTACGAACAGGGCCGGGTGAAACATTGCCGTGCGGGCGCGCTTGGCACGCTTGAGGACCAGATGTGCCGCATGACGGTGCAAGGTTACACCGGGCCGGGCTCGCCCGATCGGGTGGATGCGCTGGTGTGGGCGATGACCGAGCTCATTTTGACCCCCGCCGCGCATTGGCGCCGCCCGCAGGTGCGCGGGCTTTAGGCGCGTTGTCTTTCATCTTGCCGCAAATATCCCACGGGGGCGCGGGGGTGTGAAACCCCCGCAGCCTTGGCGGAAATGCGGAAATTCATCTGAAAGGCCGGGGTTTGCCCGGCCTTTTTCATGCTGGCCTAAGGGGATGCTGATGGCGTTCAATCTTTTCCAAAAACCGCGCGTGGCAGCGCCGCCGGAGCGCAAAGCCTCTGTCACCGGGCGGATTGTGGCGCTGGCGGCGGGGGCGGGGCGGCCTGTCTGGGGGCCGCGCGATAGCGCCAGCCTGACGCGCGCGGGGTTCACCGCCAATCCGGTGGGGTTTCGCGCGGTGAAGCTGATTGCGGAGGCGGGCGCGGCGGTGCCGCTGATCTGTGCCGATGCGACGCGCCGCTATGAGGTGCATCCGCTGTTGGATTTGATCGCGCGGCCCAACCCGGGCCAAGGGCGGGCGGAATTGTTTGAGGCGCTGCTAGGGCAGATTTTGCTTTCCGGCAATGGCTATGTGGAGGCGGTGGCGCAAGAGCCCGGCCTACCGCGCGAATTGCATGTGCTCCGCGCGGATCGGATGCAAGTGGTGCCGGGGCCGGATGGTTGGCCCGTGGCCTATGATTACGCGGTGGGTGGGCGCAAACATCGCTTTGAGATGACCGGCGCGCCCGATCCGATTTGTCATATCAAAAGCTTCCACCCTTCTGATGACCATTATGGTCTTTCGCCGATGCAGGCGGCGGCGGTGGCGGTTGAGGTGCATAACGCGGCCAGCGGTTGGTCCAAGGCGCTGTTGGACAATGCCGCGCGGCCCTCGGGGGCGATTGTCTATACGGGCGCGGATGGGCAAGGCACGCTCAGCCCCGATCAATATGAGCGGCTGGTGGTGGAGATGGAGACCCATCACCAAGGCGCGCGCAATGCAGGCCGCCCGCTGCTCTTGGAGGGTGGGCTTGATTGGAAGCCGATGGGGTTTAGCCCCTCGGATATGGAATTTCACGAAACCAAGCTTGCGGCGGCGCGCGAGATTGCCGTGGCCTTTGGTGTGCCGCCGATGCTGTTGGGCATTCCGGGCGAGGCGACCTATGCGAATTATGCCGAGGCGCATCGGGCGTTTTATCGGCTCACGGTCTTGCCGCTCATTACCCGCGTGGCGGCGGCGCTTTCGTGGTGGCTCTCGGGCTATTTGGGAGTGCGGGTCACCTTGCGGCCAGATCTGGATCAGATCCCAGCGCTTGCGGGGGAGCGCGATCAGCTTTGGGCGCGGATCAGCCAAGCCACGTTTTTGAGCGATGGTGAGAAGCGCCGCCTTTTGGGGTTGCCGCCCGCGCCGGAGGGCTAGGGCATGGCGACCGGAGGCTCGCGTTACCTCAAGGAGCCCTTTGCCGCGCATGAGGAGCGGTTGCAGGCGACCGACCGGATTATGGAGCTGCAATTCGCGCATCTGGAGCGGCGGTTGGAGAAGATCGAGGGGCTGATTGAGCGGCTCGAAAAGCGTTTGTGGGTCAGCGTTTACGGCGTGGTGGCGGTGATCGTGACGCAGGCGGTGCTGGGCATCCTCGACCATGCCCCGAAGTGAGGAAAGCGATATGGATCAGATGGAAAGCGGGCTTTTGGAGACAGGGCTCGAACATAAGTTTTGCCGCGCCGATGGGCCGATGCAGGTGGAGGGCGGCACCCAGATCGAGGGTTATGCCAGCCTTTTTGGCACGCCCGACCAAGGCGGCGATGTGGTGCAGCCCGGCGCTTATGCCCGCGCGTTGGAGCGGCTCGCAGAGCAGGGCGGGCGGGTGAAGATGCTTTGGCAGCATGACCCCGCGCAGCCGATTGGCGTGTGGGACAGCGTCACCGAGGATGCGCGCGGCCTTTACGTCAAGGGGCGGCTTTTGCCCGAGGTGGCGCGGGCGCGCGAGGCGGCGGCGCTGGTTGCGGCGGGGGCGATTGACGGGCTGTCGATCGGCTATCGCACCTTGCGCGCGCATCGCAACGAAAAGGGCGCGCGGCTTTTGGCCGAATTGGAGCTTTGGGAAGTGTCGCTGGTGACCTTTCCGATGTTGCGCGCGGCCAAGGTGGCGGCAAAGACCCGCGCGCCCTTGCAAGAGCTGGCGGCGGCGTTGCGCGTTGCCACGGCAGAACTGGCGGCGCGCTAGGCCCGCCGAACCCAAGGAGAGATGGAAATGAGTGATCAGACATGGGCCGGGGCGGGGCTGCCCCCGGGCCCCGATCCGGCATGGGAAATGCAAGCCGCGCTCGCGGATTTTGTGAAGGAAGTCAAAGGCTTTCACGAGGAACTTCGGGCCAAGGTGCAACAGCAAGAAGAGCGTGTGACGATGCTGCAAACGAAAACTCTCACCGGGCGTCCCGCCCTTGCGCAAGCTGCCAGCGAAGAGGCGCCGCACCTGAAAGCCTTTGGGGCCTATGTGCGCCACGGCGATGATGATGGGCTGCGGGCCTTGGCGCTGGAGGGCAAGGCGCTCAATACCGCTGTTTCCGCCGAGGGGGGCTATTTGGTCGATCCGCAAACGGCGGAGACCATTCGCGGGGTGCTGATGGCGACCGCCTCGATCCGGCAGATTGCGAGCGTGGTGCATGTGGAGGCGAGTTCTTTTGATGTGCTCGTGGATCATTCCGAAATGGGCTCTGGTTGGGCCACGGAAACGGCGAGCCTGACCGAGACGGCGACGCCGCAGATCGACCGGATCACGATCCCGCTGCATGAGCTTTCGGCGCTGCCCAAGGCGAGCCAGCGGCTGCTCGATGACAGCGCCTTTGATATTGAAACTTGGCTGGCGAACCGGATCGCCGACAAATTCGCCCGGGCCGAGGCTTCGGCCTTTATTGCGGGGGATGGGGTCGATAAGCCGACCGGCTTTTTGACCCATCCGAAGGTGGCCAACAGCGGCTGGAGTTGGGGCAGCCTTGGCTACATTGCGACCGGGGCGGATGGCGATTTTGCGGCGGTGAATGCCTCGGATGCGGTGGTCGATCTGGTCTATGCTTTGGGGGCCGAATACCGCGCCCACGCTAGCTTTGTGATGAATTCGAAAACCGCGGGCGCGGTGCGCAAAATGAAAGACGCCGATGGGCGGTTTTTGTGGTCCGACGGTTTGGCGGCGGGCGAGCCGGCGCGGCTGATGGGCTATCCGGTGCTGATTGCCGAGGACATGCCTGATATTGCCTCTGGCACCTATGCGCTGGCCTTTGGCGACTTTGCCAATGGCTACACGATTGCCGAGCGGCCCGAATTGCGGGTGCTGCGCGACCCGTTCTCGGCCAAGCCGCATGTGCTCTTTTACGCCTCCAAACGTGTGGGCGGCGATGTGAGCGATTTTGCGGCGATCAAGCTGTTGAAATTTGCCACCGCCTAAGGGCGGCGCGGGGTCGGGCCTGGCCCGGCCCCAAGGTTTGGGCGTGGTGCGGAGGGTGTTTCATGGTGTTGACCGAAGGGGCGCCGGTGGCCGAGGCGGTGCTGCCGGTGGCGGAATTTCGCGATCATTTGCGGCTGGGGCGCGGCTTTGCCGATGTAGGGGCGGAAGATGCGGCGCTGGTGGGCTATTTGCGCGCGGCTTTGGCGGCAATTGAGGGGCGCACGGCAAAAGCCTTGTTGGCGCGGGCGTTTACGCTGAGCCTGCCGCGCTGGCGCTGGGGGGATATGCAAACATTGCCGATTGCGCCGGTTTCTGCTGTGGCAGAGCTGCGGTTGATTGACAGCGCCGGGGCGGTGAGCGTGGCGGACCGGGCCAGTTGGCGGCTGGTGCAGGATATGGCGCGGCCCCGGCTTGTGGCGGTGGGGGCTTTGCTGCCGCGCATCCCGACAGATGGCCGCGTTGAGGTGGCCTTTACGGCAGGCTTTGGCCCGGCTTGGGCGGATCTGCCGGTGGACCTTGCCCAAGCGGTCTTTTTGCTGGCCGCGCAATATTTTGAGTTTCGCCATGACAGCGCGGGTGACGGCGCGGGAATGCCCTTTGGCGTGAGTGCCTTGATTGAGCGCTGGCGCACGGTGCGGGTATTGGGGGGCGGCGCATGAGCCTGCCCGATTTCAACCATGAATTGGTGCTGGAGGAGGCGGTGCGCCTGCCCGATGGCGCGGGGGGTTATGCGCTTGGCTGGCAGCCCTTGGGCACGCTTTGGGCGGCGCTGCGGGCGGGCACCGGGGCGGCGCGCGGTGGCGAGGCCGTGACGCTGGCCTCGGTGCCCTACAAGGTCGTGGTGCGGGCCGCGCCTGTGGGCAGCCCGCGCCGCCCCAAGCCCGCGCAACGGTTTCGCGATGGCACCCGTGTCTTTGGCATTTTGGCGGTGGCCGATGATGACCCGCAGGGCCGCACGCTGACCTGTTTCGTGCGTGAGGAGGTGGCGGCATGAGCTATGCGATTGCGGCTGCGTTGCAGGCGGCGATTTATGCGCGGCTTACAGAGGATGCGGCGCTGAGCGCGCTGGTGGGCGGGGCGATTTATGATGCGGTGCCCCCCGGCCCGGTGTCGGGGCCTTATGTGAGCCTTGGGCCGGAAAGCGTGCGCGATGCCTCAGACGCGACGGGCGCGGGGGCGGCGCATGATTTCACCCTCTCGGTCATTTCCGATGCGGCGGGCTTCGCAGGCCTCAAAGCTGTGGCGGGTGCGGTGTCTGACGCGCTTTTGGGCAGCGATCTGGTGCTGGCCCAAGGGCATCTGGTTGGGCTGTGGTTTTTGCGCGCCCGCGCGCGGCGGGTCGAGAAAGCGCAGACCCGGCGCATTGATTTGACCTTTCGCGCCCGCGTGGCGGGCTGAGGTCGTTTTCACCCAAAGGAGAGAAAGATGGCGGCGCAAAATGGCAAGGATCTGTTGATTAAGCTCGATCTGAGCGGGGCGGGGCAGTTTGAAACCATTGCGGGGCTGCGCGCGACGCGGATCAGCTTCAATGCGGAAACGGTGGATGTGACCTCGCTTGAAAGCCAAGGCGGTTGGCGGGAGCTGCTGGCGGGGGCGGGGGTGCGCTCGGCCAGCCTATCGGGGGCGGGGGTGTTCAAGGATGCGGGCACCGATGAACGCGCGCGGCAGGTGTTTTTTGACGGTGAGAAGCCCGATTTTCAGGTGATTATCCCCGATTTTGGCGTGGTCGAGGGGCCGTTCATGATCTCCGCGATTGAGTATGCGGGCAGCCATAATGGCGAGGCGCGTTTTGAATTGGCGATGGCCTCGGCGGGCGCGCTGCGGTTCACGGCGCTTTGACATGGCGAACCCTTGGGCTGGTGAGGTGGAGGTGGTTCTGGGCGGCAAGCCGTGGGCGGCGAAGCTGACGCTTGGGGCTTTGGCGGAACTGGAGGCGGAGCTTGGCGAGGCGAGCCTTTTGGATTTGGTCGCGCGGTTTGAAAGCGGGGCATTTTCGGCGCGTGATGTCTTGGCGCTTTTGGTGGCGGGGTTGCGCGGCGGCGGCTGGGAGGGACGGGCCGAGGATTTGCGCAAGGTGGAGATTGCGGGCGGTCCGTTGGTGGCGGCGCGGCTTGCGGCGCAGTTGCTTGCACGCGCCTTCACCCTGCCTGAGCCGCCGAGTTGAGATGGCAGCCTGACATGGCGGAGAAGTTGGATTGGCCCGGAATGCTGCGGGCGGGGTTGCAGGGGTTGCACCTGCGGCCTGCGGAGTTTTGGGCGCTGAGCCCGGCGGAACTGGCCTTGATGCTGGGCGCGACGGGGCAGGGCGGGGCGCTGAGCCGCGCGGGGTTGGCGGCTTTGGCCAAACGCTGGCCCGATACCCCGGCGAAAGGAGAGAAAAATGGTGGAGATTGAGGGCTTTGAGAGCTGGAGCGCGCCTTGGGCGGGGCCGAGGGGATGGCGGTGAGTTTTAGCGGCGAGCTTGCCCGGATGCGCGAGAGCCTGACCTATACTGGGCGCGAGGTGGGCACGCTCTCGCACAGCCTTGGGCGCAGTTTGAAGCGCGCCTTTGATGGTGTGGTTCTTGACGGGGGGACGCTTTCGGATGCTTTGGGGCAGGTGGCCGAGAGCCTGTCGCGCACGGCCTATGCGGTGGCGATGCGCCCGGTGCAAGAGGCTGTGGGCGGGGCGCTGGCCACTGGGTTGAACGGGCTCTTCGGCGGCGTGTTCCCGTTTGAAAAAGGTGGGGCCTTTAGCGCGGGGCAGGTTTTGCCCTTTGCCAAAGGGGGCGTGGTGAGTGCGGCCACGACTTTCCCCTTGCGGGGTGCCACTGGGCTGATGGGCGAGGCGGGGCCGGAGGCGATTTTGCCGCTGGCACGTAGCGCAGACGGGCGGCTTGGGGTGCAAGCCGGGGGCGGGCGCGCGGTCAATGTGGTGATGCATGTTTCCACGCCCGATGCGGCGGGCTTTGCGCGGTCTTCAAGCCAGATCGCGCAGCAAATCAACCGCGCTTTGGCGCGTGGGCAACGCAATGCGTAAGGGGGCGAGATGGCTTTTCACGCGGTGAGATTTCCCGCCAATCTGAGCTTTGGCTCGGTGGGTGGGCCGGAGCGGCGAACCGAAATTGTGACGTTGGCAAGCGGGTTTGAAGAACGCAACAGCCCCTGGGCCCATGCGCGGCGGCGCTATGATGCGGGGGTGGGGCTACGGTCTTTGGATGATGTGGAGCGCTTGATTGCGTTTTTTGAGGCGCGCGGCGGGCAGCTCCACGGCTTTCGCTGGAAGGATTGGGCCGATTACAAAAGCTGTGCGGCCTCGATGCAGCCGGGCTATGAAGACCAGTTTTTGGGCTTGGGCGATGGGGTGAGCCGCCGGTTTCAATTGCGCAAGCTTTATAGCTCGGGCGGTGTGGACTATTGGCGCCCGATCACCAAGCCCGTGGCGGGGACGGTGCTCGCGGGCGTGCAGGGCGACCACCAAGCCGAAGAGGCGCAGTTCACGCTGGAGTTGGAAAGCGGCGGGGTGGTGTTTCACACCGCGCCGGGGGCGGGCGCGCGGATCACGGCGGGGTTTGAGTTTGATGTGCCAGTGCGGTTTGACACTGACCGGATCGCGGTTTCTGTGCAGTCGTTCCAAGCGGGGGATGTGCCGCAGGTGCCGGTGGTGGAGCTGCGGGTCTGATGGCGTTTTCTGCGGAATTTCAGGCGCATCTGGCAAGCGGCAATACCACGGTGGCGCGGGCTTGGGCGGTGGTGCGCCGCGATGGGTTGGTGTTGGGCTTTACCGACCATGACCAAGCCTTGGTCTTTGAAGGGGTTCGCTTTGCGCCTGAGAGTGGCTTGAGCGCGCGGGCCTTGGTGCAGGGCACGGGGCTGTCGATTGATAATAGCGAAAGTTATGGCGCGCTGCGCTCCGAGGCGATCACCGAGGCCGATCTTTTGGCGGGGCGCTATGACGGGGCGGAGGTGCGGATTTGGCTGGTGAATTGGGCCGATATCACGCAGCGCGCTTTGATCTTTCGTGGCCATATCGGGGAGGTCACGCGCGGGGCCGGGGCCTTTGCGGCGGAGTTGCGCGGGCTGACGGAAGCTTTGGGGCAGGAGCAAGGGCGGATCTATCATTCGCGCTGTGCGGCCGTGCTGGGGGATGCGCGCTGCGGCTTTGATGTGGGCACCAATGGCTATGCGCTGAGCGCTGCGCTGGCGCAGGTGAACACAGGCGGGTTCGTGGTGACCGAGGGCGCGGGGTTTGAAGACCGCTGGTTTGAAAAGGGCCTTGTGGTGGTGCAATCGGGCGCGGCTTCGGGGCTGGTGGGTCTTGTGAAGACCGATCGGCTTTTGGCCGATGGCACGCGGCAGGTGGCGCTGTGGCAAGAGTTGGGAGCGCCGCTTGCCGTGGGGGATGTGCTGCAGCTTGCGCCCGGCTGTGACAAGCGGGCCGAGACGTGCCGGCTCAAATTCGACAATTTCGCGAATTTCCGGGGCTTTCCGCACATTCCGGGCGAGGATTGGCTGATGTCCTACCCTGTGCCCTCGGGGGCGAATGACGGGGGGAGCCTGTTCAGATGAACGAGATCGGAGCGCGGGCGGTGGCCGAGGCGCGGCTGTGGCTTGGCACGCCCTATCTGCATCAGGCGAGTGTGCGGGGCGCGGGGGCGGATTGTCTGGGGCTGTTGCGCGGGGTCTGGCGTGCGCTTTACGGGGGCGAGCCGGAGCCCGTGCCAGCCTATAGCGCGGATTGGTCTGAGCCGAGCGGGCAAGAGGCGTTATGGGCGGCGGCGCAAAGGCATTTGCGGCCCTTGCCGGGGCTTTTGGTGCAAGCGCCCGGAGAGGTGCTCTTGTTTCGGATGCGCGCGGGATCTGTGGCGAAACATTTGGGTATCGTCTCGGCAACCGGGGCGCAGGCGCGGTTTGTGCATGCCTATAGCGGGCATGGGGTGGTGGAAAGCCCGCTCGCGGCGCCTTGGGCGCGGCGGATTGTGGCGCGGTTTGCCTTTCCGGAAAGGGCGTGA